CCCTCACCGTTAGGTTGCAGGAGCGTCCGGCCATTCCACCACATTTCAGCCCTCATGTTCTTAAACTTCTCGTGATCCTTAGCCCTCTCAGCAACATTCACGGCAACGATCTTAGATTTGTGTTTCCCTTCCGTGCCCCATTTTTGCAGCATAGACACCACACCCCAACCCACACCGATAGTGTCAATTTTTATTCGTACAGGCTCCAAAATTTCACGTTTGTCATGCTCAGCCTCAGCCTCATGAATATGTCGCAAACACACCCCGGCAACGTCAACAGCGTTTTCGTTGACCGCCCCCGATGACTTGTGAATAATCCCGGTCACAAAACCATCCGATTTCGCTATAACGAACTCGTCACCACCATCGGATGCAATATCTATCCCCAAACGAATCTTGTTCCCCTCAAGGTGATCGTCGTTCGTCAACGAATTCTCGCACCAACTGAAAGGAATAACTTTATTTGCCGTGGAGCGCGGGAAACGCGCCCACACGCGGGCCTCCACAAAAGGTGAATCCGCACCGAACTCGCTCGTAACATCATCCACCCACCTTTTATCCACCAAATGTTTAGTGATCAAATGTTGCTCAACTTGAGGTGGACAGGTTTTACATATCCCTACCGTTTCGCCCGTAAAATTTGGTGTATCAAAAGCACTAATCGTGATCGGGTTAAACAGTGGGGATTCGTAGCAACGCTCAAACCATCCGTCCTCCTGATCAGTGGGCGGGTTACCCAACAACAATAGGCGAGTGTTGCCGCCCGTCATGAGGGCTTCCAAAGCCTTACCCACCACCTCACCGATACCACCGGCCTCATCAATAATAATCAGTAAATTAGGTGCATGGATACCCTGCGTCGCGGCCTCATCGTAAGGTGACGGAGAAAAACCGTAAGCAACAACGTCAGCCCCCACCTTCCACGTTTGAGTGAGAACCTCACCGGGTAACTTAGCCAAAAAATGGCAACGCCGAATATGGGGCCAAATAATGTTTCTCACCTGACGGTGCGTAGGGGCAATCGTGATAGCCAACGCCGTACCGGGAGCGTGAGAAGCAATCCACCACGCCACAAGACGCGCAGACAAATGAGACTTACCGGGGGCATGGGACGCGGCCACGACGGTTCTCTGATTCACCACCACAGAATGAGCGATTTCGATTTGCTTCGACCACAAAGACTCCCCTAAACCATTCTCAATAAACCCAACCGGGTCACCCTCATAAATAGCCCAAGGATTATTCACCTCCGCTTCCAAAAGCATCCCCAAAGCGTTTTTGTCATCATCACTCAACGCAGAATAAATCGCGTACCTATTCTGAGTGTCGGCACCAAGTACCTTGTCTACCAGTCTCAACTCAAGCCTCTAATTGTCGTTGCTCAAGGATCCGGTTCACTTTACGTTCCAACTCCTCCGTGGACACGTTGATTTGTATTGCGCCACCTTCAGGGCCAGATATTTCGGTTCTGTCGGAACGCCCCCATTTCTTTGGTTGTTTCCTTTCCAAGATCCATGCGGATGCTTGCCACGCCCCATTTTTGGCGGCGTTATCAATGTTCATGACGTGTCCGATGATTCCTTCAGCGTCTGCTATTTCGATTGCCTCAAGAAATTCAAGAAACGGTATTTCGTCTGGTTGTGTTTGTAGCCCGGCTGCTTGGCGTTCTCGTTGTACTTTTCCTCTAGCGATCCAGTTGAAGAAACTTGTTGTGGATATTCCTACGGATTTGCATGATTCGTCTATGTAGGCTCCTGCGCGGAGCATGGTGGTGATTGCGTTGAGTCGGTCGGCGTTGAGGAGTGTTTTGCGTCCTCGTTTTTCTTTGACGGGGGTTTTCTCTGTCATGGGGTCATGGTATCCGGGTTTAGGTGTATTGTCCGGCTGGTTCGGCTGCGAATTGGGCTTTGTGGGCGCTTGCGAGGCTTCTGCCGACTTCTATTTGTGTTCCTAGTGTTCTTATGCGTTCTTTGAGTGCCCGGACTTTAGCGGCGCTTATTTCGTATTCTAGGTTTTCGTCGCGGGTTTCGTAGTTGGCGATTTGTTTGCGTAGTTCCATGCTTCCTGCGTTGTCTAGGAATGCTCTGGCGTAGGCGACTTCGTATTTTTGTTTGGCTCTTACGGATTCTTCGTCTAGTTGGGCGTAGTCGTCTGTGGCTTTGTCTAGGTATCGGGATAGTTCGGCTAGGCGTTCTAGGGCTTGTGCATGGTTGGGCATCATGGGTTTAGTCTAGTGGGGTTTAGTGCTTTTTGGTTATGGTTGTGTGAATAGTGTTCCTCGTGTCTTGGTGGATGCGGCTCGTATTATGTTTATTGCTGTGGATGAGTAAGCCAGTCGTCGTACATCTAGTATTCCCCATTCTGGATCGTCTAACTTGAATCCTAGTATGGAGTTAACAATGCCTCCTAGTCGTGCTGTGAGGTTGTCTTGGTTTGTGACTGTTTCAACTCTAACGTGCCTGATCCGTATTCCTATTTTGGCGTGTATTGTTTTTCCTTGCCGTATTGTTCCGCTTTTAGACATGGGCTTATTTTACCTTTTATTTGTTGATTGTTGTTAGTTCGGTTTTGTGTATGAGTCGCGTGTTTTCTTTGTCGTAGGGGGCTGGTTCTCCTAAACCCCAAGCCTGTTCCATGTTGATCCATCCCCATACGTCTACTGTTTTGAATTCTATGTCGGGTAGGTGGGCGGCGAAAAGGATTAGGTTTTTGTTGAGTTGGTGGCGGCGTACAGCAGCGGATTGTCCTGTTCTGACGCGGCGAACTTCAATGTTTGTTCCGACATCGGGGACGTTTCGGTATTTGTTGTGATCAGTTGAATGCCAGTAGTGCCCCGGCCAATACCTGTTGGTGGCTTTAGCGACCGCTAACTCGCATATGCAAGCGGCTTGTTGCGCTGTCCGGTCATCTTCCATACGTTTCGGGTCATAATGGGCGGCGTTTCCTTTACCCCAGTTTGCTGTGAATCGTTCGATTCCAACGTGGCAAGCCCACGAGTATTCCCACGGGTCAAGTTCAATGATCATTCATTCCCCTTGTTTTTTGTTGGTTTCAGCGTGAAAGGTTTCCCGTTTTGTATAGCAAACCCTTCCGAACTCCACAAATCAGGGATCTCAATGAGAGAATCAAAAATTTGTAAAGCAACCGCCAACTCGTCAGCCCTACCCCTGTTGTACGCTTTTTCGAGCATTTTCATGAACGAATCAGCCCCGCACTGACACAAAGAATCACACTGCGGGAACTCATTTTGGTTATCCATCTCAGGCATCAGAACATTCCCTCACCGTAACGCTCAATGCGTTGCATAATTAGGGGCAAGTATTCCTCAGTCATCTCAATCCCAATCACGCTGAAACCCTCAAGCAGTGCAGCCTCAACCGTTGTCCCGCTGCCCGCAAATGGCTCTAGGACAATCCCGTCAGGTGGTGTTACGAGTCGCACGAGGTAACGCATCAGCGCGAGGGGCTTGACTGTCGGGTGCGCCGTGTCGCCGTCGCGTGGGCGCTCACTTTTGTTTGCCTTGGCGACGTAGAAGAAACGTGATGCACCGCCGCTGTCGTTGTGTAGAGACCCAACAATCCATGCGTCGTCACCGTAAATCCCTGCCGCTTTTGCCGACCTTTCATCCCCTACAACATTGCCCGACCTTTTATGTCCAGAACTAGAGGTACTCGAACTCACCCCACTCTGCCTGTCCAACTCGGCGGCCTGTGATTCGTCAAGAATCACGTTCGCAGGCCAGCGACCTGCCGTGTTCTGTACTGTTGAAATTACCTCAACACCGATGTCATAGATGTTTTCTTTGGACTCATAACCCTTCGGCTTCCAATTATTAGCGCTCTGGGTTAAATCGGCATCAGTCATCCCAATCCGCGACCCGTCAATGTTGAGTGCGCCCGTGCCGTGCTTAAGCACGTTTGCCGCGACAGTCTTTTCGCCTAGCGGTTTACGGGCAACAACAATTGGCTCATGTGCAGGCTTGAGTGCTGTCCCAAATCCCGCCCATTGGTTCGCTTCGGGTGTTGCGGGGGCTGTGAGTAAATTTGAATCCTGCCAATTAGATTCCTTGAATGTCCCAATCCCATTCTTTCCCGCTTGACTCGGCCCGGTGGCGCGATTTGTTTTACCAACAACCTCGCGCTCTACCCCAGCCCGCTTGTCAATCGCCTTACTCACGTCCAACGATTTCGGGAATCCTGACCCGTAAAGCCATGCGATTGAGTCCCTGATCTCAAACCCCGCATCCTCAATCCCCACAGCGAGCCGATGCCATGTGCGTGTGCCACCAAACGCGAGCAGGTGACCGCCGGGCTTGAGTACGCGCAGGGCTTCGGTTGCAAAGTCAGTTACCCAAAGTTGGAAACCATAAGACGCTTCACCGCCCGCACCAAATCGTATACGAGCAGAACCATCACGAAAAGGATGTGAAGCATCTGTTCCTTCCTCAACCCATTCAACATCACCGCTGCGCTTCCAAGGCGCGTCCCAATCCTTCCCCATGAATTCCAAGCCATACGGCGGATCAGTAACAACCGCGTCCACCGAGTTATCTGGCAGCGAGCGCATGACCTCAATGCAGTCACCGTGATAAACAGTTGAGCGGTCGTCGCTGTAATGTGCCTTCACTCCCCGGAACTCATCTTGGTCACCCATCTCAATCATCCCACCAATCCTCCGATTCCGTGTCAATACAACGCTGACAAAGAAGCCGCCAACCCTGAAACGCTTCAGCGCCCGGACTGTGGCAACGCTGACAATTAACTACAACATCTTCCATACAGTTACCGTCACACCGGGGGTAGCATAAATTTTTAGTACCCTTAAATCAATTACTTGAGAATCATCCTGCCACAAATGAGCGTCAGTCAACCCATCCAAAACAGCACGAGTCAACTTGTCTATGTCGGGCCGGACAGCAGGCGTAGAGTATTTAGGTTTCAAAGGTTTATGTAACCCGAAAACCAACTCAACCCCCACGGGGCCTTCCATGTACGCTTCCCAATTTTGTTTAATTCTTTCACTCACACCAGTAGCCGTGATCGTTTTGCGCCACGTTTTTAATGTAGCCCCCGCTTGCTCAACCATCGCTACTTTCCCGTGTTTAGTCACAAAACCACGCTTAGAACCTTGAGGTGTCGGCCTGCCCACCACAGTGAACTTAATTGTCATGACACTAATTGTTTTTTCGGGCGATCAATCGTGTCACGCAAAACCTTGTAAACGGACTGCTCAGTAACCCCCATTGCGGCAGCGATCTCCCGGTAAGTGATCCGTTTACGTCTCAGTGACAAGATAACTTTTTTGCGTGTTTGAGATATTTCGTTTATTGCTGACTGGTGATTACGCATCAAATCAGTGAGTGCTTTCACCTCACCCAATTCAGGGTAATCATTTTCTATGTTTTCAGTAGATAAATTCATCATTTTCCTTTTTCTTGGGGTTAGTTAATCCTACACTCCCGACAGGTTGAATTGAACTTGGGTTAGGCGAATCGAAAGGTGTCGTTATCGTCAATTTTTTGTTTCCCACAAGCAGCCACCAATTACCACTTAAATCAGCGAACGGCGTGAACTCAGCCAACCATCCATAATGAAGCAACCACCCGTGTTCATACGATCTAGCACGATACGACTCAATAAGACCATGACAACCACTCGTGCCCGTACCACAAATCACCAACAAATTTGGGGGCTGGTTAATCCATGCCACCTTCGTTCCACCCATTGCGCGAGGGCGGCGATGATGAACACTCATAACCCCTAAACCCCCATAACACACTTCACAACGGTTTTCGGCTCTTTCAATGAGAGCATCCCTATTGAACTCCTTCACGGTATCTCCGTTTTTTTGACCGTTTTTTGAAGCAATTCCTTAACATCAAAAGGCATAGGTATCGCGTTAGCAGCGGCATCATTGAAAGACTGTCGCACAGAATCATCTGAACTCAACTGTCTCTGCTGCTTCCTCAGCACCCTCCACGCCTTATTTACATGGGCAGGCATCAAAGAATCAGTTGTTTCACTGTAATGATCAACGACCAGTCTTTGAGCCGTAACAAGTAACAAATCAGAATCCAGAGTTTGCGACCACGCAACAGCCCTAGCCTGAGCATCCTCCCGACTTGGTGGTTTTAACCTAACATCCAATGTCACGGCTAACGCTAAAACTGTTGCAGCCTCAGCGGGGGTCATGACTAGGCTCCAATTCCAGATAAGGATTACTACTCAAAATGTGGGCGGCCTCAACATAAGCCCGTGTCCCCGAACCGCTTCCCGTTGTTGGCAGATCGTCATCTTCCCAACGCCCAGCGTT